GTTTCCCAGTCACGATCCGCGGGTTAGCCCCGGATTGCTTTCAGTATATACCAGTTATTTAGCTAATGCACAAATAAAAAAAACCCGGCAGTTGTGGCTACCGGGCCAATCTACATTCAAGGAAGATAACTGCAAAATTAATTACAGCGTCTTTAATGTATCACCCTAAAATGCTTGCGTAAATGTCTTCCATAAAAAAGACCCCGAAGGGCCTTTTCTATTAGCGAGGGTCTTACGAACCAGATGATCCGAAGATACCACGCGGGTCACTAAAGCCGAAGCTGTAACGCTCACGAGCCTTGTAACGCATGTTGCCTGTGTTGAACTCGCCCTCAAAACCAGTTGAGAGAGAAACACGATCAAACATCTTCATGCCGTTTGGTGCATCAGTGATGAGGAACCAAGCGTCAGGGTCAGTCAGATAGTGATTGACTGAGTAGCCTTGTGGAACCATACCCATGTTACGCACGGCGTTGATGTCGTTGTCGGCTGTGCCAACACGCAGTGTAGACTTCATTATACGATCCGCAGTGAACTGAAGTTCTTTAGGGATAATAAGCTTGTTGCCTTGTACTGCGATCTTTAGACCACGCTCATCAGTGAAAGCAGCGATGTCAATCAACGCTTGCTCAAGTGATGTTTCAGTCAAGTCAGCATCTACAACTAACTTATTTGCAAGGTTTGGACCTGTCAAAGTAGGGTGAACTACTGAGCAAAGAGCCACACCGTCGCCACCAATAGATGTCGTAAAGGCATTGTTAAGAATTGCTGCCCCTTTAATCTGCTTAGTGGTAGCCATTGAACGTGCAAGGGCTTTTGTGTAACGCGCTGACAGCTTGTCATACAAGTTGTCTTCGATAGCTTCTTCAGTCAATGAAAAAGCCAACGCTACAGTTTCGTTGGTGTAACGCGCCGTGTAGACTTCTTGCGCTTGGTCGTATGCTACGCCAGCACCTTCAGCCTTAGTAGGAGCTTCGGCAAATCCGGACAACATCACCTCCTCTTCAAAGGCTCTGTCCGAAGACTCGACCTCGTAGATTTCAGTATGTTCCTGATCGTAGGTGTTGTACTCCAGACCAAACAAAGCGTTTAGACCCGGCTCCAACTCTTTTACTAATTGGGCTCTTGATATAGCCATGATCTACTCTCCTTATTGCCCTGCTACGCCAGCACTGCCGTAGAGATGCTCGTTAATTTTAACTACTACTACCGCATTTGCGCCTACAGCATTATTTGGCACATCCCAAAGACCGATGATCTTGAGATTAAGCGCCGCAGTATTGGCAATAGTGGAGGTATCCAACTCATTAGCTGATAGACCTGTTGTAGTGTTGCCTGTTCCTATCACGATGTCTGCATTTTTGCCGTAATTAGTTACAGCCGAAGTGCCATCGTTTTGGATAATAAACATCTGACTAGGATCGTCAAGAACATCAGCGACAATCTTGCCTTGAGTAATGTTAATGCTACCAGGATAGAAGTTAATAAAAGTAGGCTTCTGGGTTACTGGGTCATTGTAAAAACAACCGTTAAACACGCCCACCGCCGCTGTGTGAGCAGCCGGGTTAAATTGAAGGATGTAGCCATCTTTCAAAGTGACTAAGTCACCTTGGAATATAGCCCCTGCTTGGTTATCTGCAATCTCGTAACCGTACTGCTTCTGTGCTCCAGTACCTGCTAAGTTACCAAGAGGACGCAGACCAAAAGCTTTGTCGTTATTAGCCATGATATATTTCCTTAGTTAAGTTATTCAGCGCCCCGTGGGACCGCCAATGCTTACTTTAGACTGCCTATCAGGATTAGTGATCTTCATAGACGAACCTGTGTTCGACTTCAATAAATCATTGTCAGCAGCCTTGATTTGGTCGTGTGTTCTTGAAGTATAATATTCACGGCGTTCCTCTGCAGTCTCTTCCGGTATCCTAGCTAACAGTAGCCCACCGACGCTTATCACGCCTGCATGCTTTCCATCTTCTTGAACACCTGAATCAAAATCAGGGTGCTCGTCTGCACGTACTAGCTCGTACCCCTCTCGGAGTTTAGCTGCCACGTTAATGCGGTCATCTGAACCGCCAGACTCAGCCCTAATCCACCGATGCTTGTAGCCCGGAGGTGGAGGTGGCGCATCTAATCGTGAAGGAGGAGCCCAAGCTTTACGGCGCACAGTTTTTTCTCGTGTTTCGCTGTCACGAGTGCTGCGAGTTAATTTTGGCACATTAGTAGCTTCGGTCATCTCAATTACTCCTTAACAAATTTGGCATATTCTTCAAGTGGAACTCCTAGCTTCTTTGCTATTGCAACTTGGCTAGGACTCAACCGAACAGTGCGGCGTGCTGAATTATTAACTCCCGAAGATCGGGTTGCAGGGGCTACCGGCTGCACGGGGCGGCGTGACCTGTTATTGGGCGTAGCTGCGGGTTCAAATTCCTTTGGGAAGTACTCGCGTATTCTACGGTCTATCTCATCATAGTACTCGTCAGTGTTCGGGTCAAACCCTTCTTTCTGTATTAAATCAACATGAATACCCCGAACAGCATGCGTCATAACCGTGTTTTGCCCGAACCACTCATTGTTTTCTGCCCACTCCTCAGCTTTAGGGTCCGACTGAGGTGCTCTTGGAGCAGGAGCTTGTGGTGGCTGCTGCTCAACTGGCTGCTGTTGAACTTGTTGGGGCTGCTGTCGTCTTTGAGTAGTCTCTTGGATTCTTTGTTGTTCCATCATAACCGATGTAAGACGTTGCTGTGCTTCGGTCTCAGTGTCTATATCGCCCTCTTCACGGGCTTTCTTTATCACCTGCTTCAACGCTACCACATGCGACTCTGTGCGGCCTTGAGCCTCTTGTAGGCGCTCTCCGTCGGTCTTATCGTACTTCTGCTGCAGTGTTTCGTTTTGAAGCTGCACACTTTTCGCATAGTCCAAAGCTGCTTCTTCTCGACGCTGTGTTTCGCGTAATCGAGCAGTGAGCTTATCAATACGTTTTTTAACCTTGTCTGAGTAATTCTCTAAATCCTCAGTCTCTTGTTTGGCAGGGGCTGCTACCTCTTCTACAGCAGGAGCCTCTTCTACAGCTAACTTAGCGTCGGTGCCGTCTTCGTTCATTTCAATAGAGGCTTCCTGCTCCTCATCGCCTATATCGAACTGCATCTCTTGATTCATTGATTCACTCATTTCTTGACCTCCATTTACATATGTAGAATATCTTCAGGGTCGTTAACAAGCCCTAAGATTTCATCATCGTTTAATAACCGGATTTCCCCGCCATCGATCTGAATCCTAGATCCAGCATATCGTCCAAAAATTACCCAATCGCCTGGCGCACACCAAGGGCCATCAGGGAACTTAGACTGATCGGCATAGGCTAAAGCGCCTACTTTTAAGACATAGCCCACATTAGTAGCTAACTGCGTTCTTTGTTGGGTCTCTTTGGCAAGGACAATACCGCCTCTCGTGGTTTCAGCGCCACGGTAAGGCAGAATAGCTATACGCCATCCAGTCGGTTGAGGAATAAGGTCAAGAATGTTATCGGCTAGTCCTTCATTAGCGACTTTGCCTTCAACAGTATACGCATCATCAAGTGTGGTTTTTTTGGGAGAACTGTCTGCATCCAGTTTCTCCTTCTGCCACTTCTCTTCGAGAGGCGTCAATTTTTCAGCTTCCATATGGGTCATCTCTGGTAGGTTAAAAATCTTCGGTGTACTTGCCCACGTTATCTCGGACAATTTGATCCACAAGTTTTATCCCTTCCAGACGGCCCATTAGAAAACGGTAGCGTTCCATGTCAGATATAGTGCCGTTAAGCACAATAGCTTCGGTATCTACCTGGAGCTTTCTAATTTCTTTCATTACGCTTTCAGCGAATTCCAGCATGGTCGTTTTTTCCATGAGAGCAGACGGTTAATAGCCACTGTCTGGGGGCTTGTGTTTAGTAAATCTTTACTGGTTTATTTCCATCTCGTTTTTTTACTATTCTAGCAGGTTTCTTAGCTTTTATTGAACCACCTTTTGCCGCTTTTTTAGGCTTTGCTGTATTCAAGGCTATCGCAATAGCTTGACGGCGTGGTTTCCCTGCCTGCATCTCAGTTTTTATATTACTAGAAATGGTTTTTTTACTTGATCCTTTTTTTAAAGGCATCAGAGCACCTCATTAGCAAAGTCTTGTTGGACCACATCCACGCTTGGCTAAACCGCAGCCACGAGACTGAACTGTTCTCATTTTTCCTGAGCTCTTCTTAACGTCACCGCCTTTAGCCATGCGGTTCATTTGACGCTTTTCAAAGTTCTTTTCACGGTCAACACGGCCATACTCTTCACGAGCATTGCGGCCTTCCGCACCTTTAGCGTAGGTTTTAGGAGCAATACGATAAATTTCGTCGTCTAAATTACGCATTGTTTTCTTGTCACGAGCCATTGAGCCTTTCATATCTGTCTCCTAAAGTTTACTGGGTTGATTAATTCTTTCTCGCGCCACATCTGCACGCAACTGAGCTATCTCTTGCTGAGACTGGATTCGCGCTTCATTGCCTTGGGCGTTCTGGGCAATCCTTGCTTGATCCACTTGAACACCCTGCTCTTTTATTGCTATGTCGGCTTGGTCTTTAGCAGCTTTCTGCTGCAGCTCCTGTGCCTTCAATGCAATCACTGGGTCTTCGCCGCCTTCGCCCGACAGCTCTCCCTGAGTTCCTTTCATTTCCATCATGTATTCTGCAACCTTAATCGAGACCATTGCCTCACGTTGAAGATCGGAAACCATTTTATCAGGGTCATTGCCGTAATCTGCAAATAACTGAGCTTCTGTGTCCTCTTCAGCTTTGAGCCTTATATGCTGCAAGATATGCTTTTGAAGCTCCGATGCAGCCATAGGGTTAGCTTGAATGAGAGGTGAAAGACCCATCATCAAGTGAGCCGCAATATGCGCGTCGTGTTGCTGACCAGCAAACGCCTTGAGTTCCTTGCCGTCTGCAACTTCTATGTTCTCGCTTGCAGGGTCTTTTGGCATCTGATTGGTCTGTACTTTTAAAATGCCGTCAATATCTCGGACATTCATTGCCTGATACACTCGGTAATAGGCTTCGTACATGTTGTGCATCTGCGGAGCACTTTGCGCCAACTGTAACTGCGTCTGCGCCAAAGTAATACGCTGAGCAGAGGAGAATACGTTGGGATCTGCTACCGGCAATACAGCGACCATTTGGCAAAAATCGGACTTTTTTACACTTCTAGACGCGCCAGGCACGTCATATGGGTAATTATCAGGTAAAAATTGCCCAAATCCCTTGGCTAACATCTCAAATTCTTGTGTTTGAGCGTAGTACAAGCGTTTATGGATGGCCGACATCACCATCGAACCCCGTTCAAGCAGGGCAATAGTGGTTCCTACGGCTGCTTGTTGGTTACCGTCGCCTACCTGCATGTCTGCAGTGCTTGCTAAACGCTTTCCAGCGTCCACGGCAAAGCCCAT